GCTTTATTAGAAAGACGATCACAAGAAAGTGATTTTAGAAGACAAGAAATTAATAATGTACCAATGACTATATATATTGGATAATGGCTATATTTGGATCAGCGAGAGATATTTCAATGTTTAGAAAAATCAACCGTGAGTTGTTAGGGGATGTTATTACTCAACAAATTGCTTTTTACAAATATATTTTAGATAAAACAACTACTAATATGTATGGAGAAGCTTCAGGTGGGAAGTATTTTGAAAACCCAGTACTATTAAATGCTTTAATTACAGTAGGTGATAATACAAGTCCTGTAAATGAATTTGGTGTTGATTTTAATTGGAATATTAAAGCAGCATTTTTAAGAGATGACTTAGTTGACGCTAATGTTCACCCTGAAGTTGGAGATGTGTTATTATATCAAGAAAGTTATTTTGAAATTGATAACACAAATATTAGACAATTCTTTGCTGGTAAAGACCCTGACTACCCATACTCTCAAAACCCACTAAACCCAGGTTTAGATCAATTTGGATATAATGTTAGTGTAGTATGCGAAACACATTACATCCCAGCAGATAGAATAAATATTGTTAAACAAAGATTATAATGGCTGAAACAAGAAAAGTAACACCTAAGTCACAAAGAGAAATAAGTGTTTCTCTACAAGAACCTTACGTGCCACCAGCTGGTGCACCTGGATTTTCTTTTATAGGTAATCCTAATGATGTTACTACTCCTGAAAGAGCTACTCAACAGTCATTTAAAGATGATACTGTAAAACCATTATCTATTGGTATCCAAGATATTGATGAAGCAGTGTTTTACTATTTTCAAAATGTAATAAAACCCTCAGTACTTCAAAATGGTGAAAGAATATCTGTGCCTATAGTTTATGGTACTCAAGAAAAATGGAAATCATTTCAACAAGATGGTTATTATAGAGATCTAAATGGAAAAATGATGGCTCCTCTTTTAATGTTTAAAAGAGATAGCATTGAAAAAGTAAGATCTATAGGTAATAAACTAGACGCTAATCATCCTGTTAATTATGGTGTTATGAAAAAACCATATAGTAGCAGAAACGCTTATAGTAATTTTGCTGTACTTAATGATATAAAACCAGAAGAACAATTTTACGCTGTTGTAATGCCAGACTATGTCACTGTTAATTATAGTTGTGCTATATTTACTTACTATATGGATCAATTAAATAAAATTATTGAAGCTGTAGAATATGCTTCTGATTCATATTGGGGTGATCCTGAACGTTTTAAATTTAGAGCGATGATTGACTCATTTACATCAACAGCTGAGTTATCTGATAATTCTGAAAGAATAGTTAGGAGTACATTTAATATTAAATTAAATGGTTATATTGTACCTGATGTTGAACAAAAAGATTTAAACTCTATAAACAAATACAGTAGTAAAACTAAAGTTAATTTTGTAGTAGAAGCTGTTAGTAATATTAATGATATAAATAATACTTAATATTTATAATAAAATAAATTAAATTATGGAAAATAAAGTTTTAACCCAAGAAGAAATTCAAAAATTAAAAAATCTTAGATCATCTCGTTTGCTTGCTTTAGAACAATTTGGAGCTCTAGAAATAGCTACTATTGAATTAGAAGAACAAAAATCTAAAACTAAACAAAATTTCACTCAGTTACTAAAAGAAGAAGAAGAATTCAGTATTGAATTACAAAAAAAATATGGTAATGGAACAATAGATCTTGAAAAAGGAGAGTTTATTAGCTCTACATGATTTTGATCTTTTTTAAGATATTTATAACAAAAATATAACATAAAAACATGGCAGAAATCTTAATATCACCTGGTATATCAGCGATTGAGAACGATCAATCACAAGTTACCCAAGGTCCTATAACTGTAGGAGCAGCTATCATAGGCCCAACAGTTAAAGGGCCAGTTGAAATTCCAACATTAGTCACTTCTTATAGTGATTATCAAAATAAATTTGGAACTTATTTAGTTAGTGGAAGTGAGGTTTACACTTATTTTACATCTATAGCAGCTTATAATTACTTCCAAAACGGAGGTGAGTCATTATTAGTAGCTAGAGTAGTTAGTGGAACATTTACAGCGGCTACTAGTTCTAATATTTTAAATAATGTCTCTTCAACACCAGGAGCATTTGCTACTGCTTCTAAAGCATTAGCTGCTTTAGCAGATCCAATCAATATTGAGTTTAGAGTTGTAGATAATAGCTCAAACACATATAGATTCTTACCTACAGCTTCTGGTAATTATCAAGATGATGCTGATGGTAAATTATATTTCTTTGCTAGTGGTGCTTTAGCAACAACTATAGCTAACTTAGCATCTAAAATCTCAGGTGTTACTGCTTTAGGTGTAACTGCTACAACTAGTACAAATACTTTAATATTATCTGGATCAGTATCAAGTTCAGCTTATAATGGATATGTTTTCCAAACTGGATCAGGTGCTTCATTCTCAACTCAAGCTACTTTAGGTGGAGGTGTTAATGGAATAGGAAGTAATGCTTTAGTGTTAGAAACACTTTCTAAAGGTATTATAATGAATAGCACTAGCTCTCAAGACTCAAATGGAGCTTTAGCTAGTGGATCTAATGACAACATTAGATGGGAAATAGTTTCAGCTAATACTTCTTCAGGTACATTTTCATTAATAGTTAGAAAAGGTAATGATAATAATATTTCTAAACAAATATTAGAAACATGGACTAACTTATCATTAGACCCATTAGCTCCAAACTATGTATCTAAAGTAATTGGAGATCAAGTTCAAGCTTATGACTCAGCTACTAACCAAGTATTATTAACAGGTGAAAATCCAAATCGCTCAAGATATATTAGAGTAAGCTCAGTATTATACCCTACACCAAATTATTTTGATAATAATGGTGTAGCTAAAGCTCAATATACATCATCTATCCCAGTTGTTTCTAGTGGATCATTTGGTAATGCTCAAGGAACTATAGCTGCTAATGCTAAATTCTATGATCAAATCATAACTGGAACTCCAAACACTCAAGGTGTAGTAGGAACAGATTATACCAATATGATTAATTTATTAGCTAATACTGATGATTATAGATTTAATGTATTGTTAACACCTGGTTTATCAAGCCAAGAAAATGCTACTCAAGTTACTTCTATTATTAGTAACACTGAAAATAGAGGAGATAACATTTATGTTGTAGATTTAGTACCATATGATGTGAGTTCAACATCAACAGTTGCTGGAGCTGCTTCATCTAGAGACACTTCATATGCTGCTTCATATTGGCCATGGGTAATGGTTACTGATCCTGACACTGGAGACAGAGTATGGGTACCAGCTTCAACTGTTATAGGTGGAGTGTATGCTAAAACTGATGCTATTGCTGAACCATGGTTTGCACCAGCAGGTATTAATCGTGGTGGATTAGGTCAAGTAATTAGAGCTAAATACAAATTATCTCAAACAGATAGAGATACATTATACCAAGGTAAAGTAAATCCAATTGCTACATTCCCAGGTAGAGGAGTTGTAGTATATGGTCAGAAAACATTACAAACTCAAGCTTCAGCTTTAGATCGTGTAAATGTTCGTCGTTTGTTAATTGCTGTTAAGAGTTATATCTCTCAAGTAGCTAGTACATTATTATTTGAACAAAATACTTTAGCTACAAGAGCTTCATTCTTAGCAAGAGTTAATCCATATTTAGCTGATGTTCAAGCTCGTCAAGGATTATATGCTTTCCAAGTAGTAATGGATGAAAGTAACAATACAGCAGTTACAATTGATCAAAATCAATTAAATGGAGCTATATATTTACAACCAACTAAAACAGCTGAATTTATTTACTTAACATTTAATATTACACCAACAGGAGCAACATTCCCAGGGTAAAAATTAAAAGAATAGATATTTATAATAAAATAAAGTAACATGGCAATTTTAAGTACAAACGACATATTTTTCACCCCCTTTGAACCTAAAGTACAGAACAGGTTTATAATGATAGTTGACGGTATACCTTCATATATTATTAAAGGTGTTGGTTCAGTTGGGTTCACACAAGAAGAAATAACGTTGAATTATATAAACACTTATCGTAAAATTAAAGGTAAGTTAAAGTGGAACGATTTAACAATGACATTATTTGACCCAATCACCCCTTCAGGTGCTCAATCAGTAATGGAATGGGTTCGTTTACACCATGAATCAGTAACAGGCCGTGATGGTTACTCAGATTTCTATAAGAAACAAGTTTCTATTCAAGTATTAGGACCTGTGGGAGATATTGTTAGTGAGTGGGTAATTGTCGGAGCATTTATTAAATCAGCCGAATTTGGTGAATATAACTGGGATAATGACACAGCAGCCCAAAACATCACATTGAATTTAGGAATGGATTATTGCGTATTAAACTACTAATCGCTAACAAAATTTATAAAAAGAGCTCGCTATTTGGCGAGCTTCTTTTTTTTCTATATATTTATATACGACAATAAAGTTATATTAAAATTAGATTATGAGTACCCCAATTAAGTTACCAACAGAAATTATAGATCTACCTTCAAAAGGTTTAGTTTACCCAACAGACAATCCACTTTCATCAGGTCAAATTGAAATGAAATATATGACCGCTAAAGAAGAAGATATTTTAACTAATGCTTCTTACATACAAAAAGGTATAGTATTGGATGAATTAATGAAATCTTTAATTGTAAGTAAAATTGATTATAATGATCTTATAGCGGGTGATAAAAATGCTATTATGGTAGCAGCTCGTATTTTAGGATATGGTAAAGACTACACATTTACTTATGGTGGAGAAGAATACACAGTTGATTTAACATCAATTGAAAATAAACCTATTGATGAAAAAACATTCACTAAAGGAATAAATGAGTTTTCGTTTACAGCACCTCATTCTAAAGTTAATATAATGTATAAATTATTAACTCATGGTGATGAGAATAAGATTCAAGCTGAATTAGATGGT